ACTCCACATCGCCTTTTTTCTCTCCCCAAGTTTTGTGGCGTCGCCTGTTGACCATGCCTGTGACCTGCGGGTTTGCGCCCGGTTTTGTGCCATGCCTGTTGTTCGATCGGGGGGTGGGTGTTTTGGGGCGCGTGTTCGAGTCCGTTGAGCGGGTGCTGGACGACCTGCCGGAGGAGTTGCAGGTGTCGCCGACGGCGATGTCCGCGCTGGCGTTGGCCGAGTCGATCGATCTCGGCACCGAGACGTACCGCTTCCAGTCCGCTCTTGTGGATCAGCTTCGGGCGTGCATGACCGAGCTCAGCGCTAAGGCGCCGGCCGAAGTGGAGGGGGATGTCCTTGACGACCTCGCCACTCTCCGTCAGAACCGGCGTTCAGGAGCCGCGAGTTAGTTCGTGGCCCGAGTACCGGTCGAGCGCGGGTATTGAGGCGATCGAGTTCTGCGAGTCGTTCGGGTTGGTGCTGGATCCGTGGCAGCGGTTCGTGTTGACGCACGCTCTGGGTGAGCGTCGGGACAACGTGTGGTCGGCGTTCGAGGTGGGGCTGATCGTCCCCCGGCAGAACGGCAAGGGTGCCTTGTTGGAGGCTCGGGAGTTGGCGGGCCTGTTCCTGTTCGGGGAGCGGCTGCTGTTGCACTCGTCGCACGAGTTTAAGACCGCTGCGGAGGGTTTTCTGCGGGTCAAGGCCCATATCGACGGTTCGGCGATGCTCCGGAAGCGTGTGAAGTCGATCCGCACCTCGCATGGCGAAGAGGGCATCGAGCTGAAGTCCGGCGCCCGGCTCCGCTTCGTGGCTCGCAGCACCGGCTCCGGCCGCGGCTTCTCCGGTGACTGCGTGATCCTCGACGAGGCGTACAACCTTGGATCGAAGGCCATGAGCGCCCTGTTGCCGACGTTGTCGGCGCGACCGAACCCGCAAATCTGGTACACGAGCTCGGCGGGGATGGATTCCTCCGACCAACTCCGGAACGTGCGGGAGCGTGGCACTCAGGGCGATTCCAGGCGCCTGGCGTACTTCGAGTGGAGCACCCCGGCGAGTGTTGACCCGGATGATCGGGATGCGTGGGCGCAGTCGAACCCGGCGATGGGGATTCGGATCGCTGAGGAGTTCATCGAGTCGGAGCGGGACGCGATGGACGACGAGGGTTTCCTTCGGGAGCGGCTCGGCGTGTGGCAGGACCAGTCAGTGCAGCAGGTGATTCCCCCAGCCGTGTGGGCCGCTCTGGCGGATCCGGAGTCGCAGGTGGTGGATCCGGTGGTTTTCGCGGTGGATGCGAACCCGGAACGCGCCCAAGCCGCCATCAGCGTGTCCGGTCGCCGCGCGGACGGTGACGGTCACGTCGAAGTGGTGGACGCCCGACCGGGTACCGGCTGGGTTGTTCCCCGGCTGCTCGAGCTGAACGAAACCTGGCACCCGCGGGCTATCGCTCTTGACCCGGCGAGCTCGGCGGGCGCATGGATCACCGACCTCGAGGAAGCCGGTATCGAACCCGTCCTGGTCACAGGCAGGGAGATGGCGCAAGCCTGCGGCGCGTTCCACGAGGCCGCGGTAGAGGCTCGGTTCCACCACTTGGACCAGGACAGCCTCAACACGGCACTGAGAGGCGCGAGGAAGCGGGAACTGGCCGATGCATGGGCGTGGCACCGGCGTAACAGCAACGTCGACATCACACCCCTCGTGGCGTGCACCCTCGCCTGGCACACCCTCGCCACTCACGGGGCTGACGCGGAGCCGTGGGTGATGTTCGCGTGAGCGCCTTCCTGGCGAAGTTCGCGCTGCGTTCCATCCAAGCCGTCCTCGGCTACGCGCTCGGCGTTCTTCTCGTCCTGGCTGGGGTGTTCCTGCAGTGGGGCCTTCCGGTCGCGCTGATCGTCGGTGGTGTGGTCACGGCCCTGTCGTTCCTCCTGCTGGCCGAAACTGACGACCCGAAGCGGCGATAGGCGAGCGTTCGACTACTCGCGGTCCCCTCTCGGGCCGAAGATCAGCTCCAGGTGAGCTTTGCGCTGGTTAGGCGTAAGTCGTCTCCAGTTGCGGCGCACATGTCGCTCCTCCCACCACTCGACAGCCGGGATCAACTGCACCCAGATCGGGTGGGTGAGCGGGCAGATGCAGCGGAGCCATGCGGACCATGTCGCCTTGATTGGTTGCTGTCCGCCGCGGGCAGCCCGCCACATGTCGGGTTCGTGCTCATCGCAAGCCCACTTGCGGTTGCCCGCGTTGGGTGCAGTCCAGGTGGCCTGCGCGTAACAGTACGAGCACTCCTGAGGTGGGACCTTCCGCCACGGCGGGACGTAGTCAGTCCGAGTCCACGTCATGCCAGGGATCGTCCCACGTTCGTCCGCCCTCTCGTTCGGTGATCCGGACACCCACCGACGTTGAGGAGGCTCGCGGGTGACGAACCTCCTGCAGCGCGCCCTACGTCGCGGTGAACGTTCCATCACGACCATCGAGGACTATCTCGCCGCGGTCGATTCGATGAGTTTCAACGGCAGCACCTACGGGTTGACCGGGTTGCCGGGTGTGACGCAGACGTTGAGCCGGCAGGTGGCCGAGAGCATCGGCGTGAACTTCACCGACTACGCCACCCGCGTCTACGGGCGTAACAGCGTGGTTTTCAGCTGCATGATGGTCCGACAACTGGTCTTCAGCGCGGTGCGGTTCCAGTATCAGAGGTTTTCGGCGGGTCGCCCGTCGGAGTTCTTCGGCACCCCCGACCTGCAGTTGTTGGAGCACCCGTGGGACGGCGGCACCACCGGGGATCTCCTCGCGCGGATGATCGCTGACGCGGACCTCGCCGGGAACTCGTACTGGACGGTGGAAGCCGGGGAACTCGTGAGGATGCGCCCCGACTGGGTCGACATCATCCTCGAGCCCCGCACGGTGCGCGGCCCGAAGGGCGAACCCCAGGTGCTCGGGTACCGCAAGATCGGGTACCTGTACTACGAGGGCGGTCACGGCTCGGGGTTGGACCCGGTGCCGAGAGCGGCGACGGACGTGGCGCATTTCGCGCCGATCCCCGACCCCATGGCCACCTACCGGGGCATGAGCTGGCTGACGCCGTTGCTGCGTGAGATCGGCGCCGACGACCTCATGGTCACCCACAAGCGCCGGTTCCTGGAGAACGGCGCAACCCCGAACCTCATCGTGAAGCACGAACCGCGGGTCACCCCGGATCAGGCGCGGGCCATGAAGGTTGCGCTGGACGCGGAGTACGGCGGCGCCAGCAACGCCTACAAGCCGATGCACATCGGTGGCGGCGCGGACATCACCGTCGTCGGCTCTGACCTGCGGCAGCTGGACTTCAAGGTGGTCCAGGGGCACGGGGAGACCCGCATCGCCGCCGCCGCGGGTGTCCCACCGATCATCGTGGGCCTCTCCGAAGGGCTCGAGGCCGCCACCTACAGCAACTATGGGCAGGCCAGGCGCCGTTTCGCCGACGGCACCCTTCACCCGCTGTGGCAGAACGCCGCGGGCAGCCTGTCCCGCATCATCAAAGCCGCCGGCGGGGCGAGGCTGTGGTACGACACCCGCGACGTCGCGTTCCTCCGTGAGGACAGCAAGGACGCCGCGGACATCGCCAGCACCCAAGCCACCGCGATCCGGACTCTCGTGGACGGCGGTTACGAACCGGAATCCGTGCAGCGCGCCGTCACATCCGGGGATCTGTCCCTGCTCAAGCACACGGGGCTTCTGAGCGTGCAGTTGCAGCCCCCCGGCGCGCAACTGAACGCCGAGTCGTCAACCCCGCCCCCCGTTGGAGGCACCGCATGACCGCTCCAGAACGTCAGGAGGTCGCTCGGGACAACCTGTGCCGGACGGTCCCGTTCGACCTCACCCGAGCTCAGGCCCCGGACCAGCCCGACGACGGGTTCACCCTCGACGGGTACGGCGCCGTGTTCAACTCGGTGACGAACATCGACTCGTGGGAGGGCACGTTCGAGGAGGAAATCCTCCCCGGCGCGTTCCGCAAGTCGCTCCGCGAGGGCATGCCGAAGATGCAGTTCGACCACGGCCGCCACCCCCTCCTCGGCTCCATCCCCTTGGGCCGGTGGAACGTCGCCGAAGAGGACGGCCACGGTCTGCACCTTGTGGGGCGGATGACGGACAACTGGCTGGTCCAACCGTTCCGGGAGGCCATCGCCGATGGCTCCGTGGACGGCATGAGTTTCCGCTTCAGCGTGGTGCGGGAGAAGTGGCTGGACAAGAACGGGGCGAACGTCAAGGACGCCGACCTGTTCGACCTGCTGTGGATGGGTGGCGGCGACCGCGGACCACTGCGTCGCCAGTTGGTCGAGGTGAAGTGCTCGGAGGCCGGCCCCGTGGTGTGGCCCGCCTACCCCGACACCAGCGTCGGCGCCCGTAGCCGCAGCATCACCATCGACCTCGGCCGGTTGGTTGACCCCACCGAGCAGCGGAAGATCGCGGGGATCATCGCCGCCGCCGACGCGCAAGCCGCAGGCAAGCTCAGCGTCCGCGAATCCGAACGCGTCGCACTCCGCCGCAGCCTCATCGAAGCCGGTCACACCCCCAGCGAAGCGTGGCGACTCCTGGAGTTCAGCCCACGCACCCGCACCCAAACGTCCGAGCCGCTGCCGACCAGCAGCCCGGAAGCACGATCCGAGCCGCAACCCACCGGTACCTCCGCCGGCCAGCACCCGACACCCGTCGCGCCGCAGGCCACCGAGGAACCCGCCGGGGAGCACTCGTCCGCCGCCCGCCGCGTCCGCCTGCAGTCCCTGGCGTCGCGCACAGCGGCACGCCTCAACAACATCCCCATCTGACAAGGAGACACCGCTATGGCGGACGAGAAGGACCAGAAGGACCCGAGGCAGGGTCCGGTCCTCACCCACTCGCAGTGCATCAACCGGCTCCGGGAGGTGCAGGGCGAGATCGAGCGTATCGGCGAGCTCGACGCACCCAGCCCGGAGGACGAGAAGTACTTCGACGAGCTGACCCGCGAGTTCGACGAGACCGACAACCACCGCAAGCACCTCGAGCGGCAGTCGCAGCTCGTGCGGATCCAGTCGGCCGCGAAGAGCATGCACGCCACCAACCTCCGCGTGGAGCGCGGCAGCGGCGACAACTACGACCGTGACTCGATTCTCGAGCCCGACTCGATCGAGGAGCACCGGTTCCGCAACCCGTGGGACCTGTCGGAGATGCGCACCTGGGACCGCAATCCCAGCGCCGTCGCCTCGGAGCTCCGCGCCCGCGCCCTCAGTGCGATGGAGAAGATGCAGGGCTGCTCGGACAACATCCGGCAGGCCGGCGCCAACATCATCGAGCGGTGGGACGACCAGGACGGGAAGCTCTCCCGCCTCGCCCTCGCCCTGTCCGAGCCCGGCTACCTCCGGGCGTGGTCGAAGCTCGCGGTCGACCCGCGTGCCGCTGACCTGGACGAGTCGGAGCGCGCCGCGATCGCACGGGTCAAGGAAGTCTCCCGCGCCATGTCCCTCACGGACGCCGCCGGCGGCTACCTCGTGCCGTTCCAGCTCGACCCCACGGTGATCATCACGTCGAACGGGTCGGTCAACCAGATCCGGCAGCTGTGCCGCCAGGTCATCGCCACCGGCGACGTCTGGAACGGCGTCAGCTCGGGTGCCGTGTCATGGAGCTACGACGCTGAGGCGTCGCAGGTCAGCGACGACTCGACCACGTTCGCGCAGCCCACTGTGCCGATCTACAAGGCCGCTGGGTTCGTGCCGATCTCGATTGAGGCGATCTCCGACGAGGCGAACGTCGCCCAGGAAGTCGGCCGGCTCCTCGCGTTCGGTCGGGACGTTCTCGAGGCCGCGGCGTTCGCCACCGGCTCCGGTTCCGGTCAGCCGACCGGCATCGTGACCGGCCTGGTCGCCGCGAGCACGCCGATCGTCACCTCCGCCACCACGGACACCTTCGCCCTCGCGGACGTGTACGCCCTCCAGGCCGCGGTCCCCGCCAGGTACCGCAACCTCCCCAGCACCGGGTGGATGAGCACCAACACCATCTACAACAAGATCCGCCAGTTCGACACCGCCGGCGGTAACGGCCTCTGGGCACAGCTCGGCGACGGACGCCCCGCAGTCCTCATGGGCAAGACCGTCATCGAGTCCGAAGACATGGACGGCACCTACGGTTCCGGCGAGAACTACGTGCTCATCCATGGAGACTTCGAGGGCTATGTAGTGGCCGACAGAATTGGGATGCAGGTTGAGTTCATCCCGCATCTGTTCAGCACCTCCAATGGTCGGCCGACCGGACAAAGGGGCTGGTACGCCTACGTGCGCCACGGCGCTGGGCTTGTCAACTCCGGAGGTTTGAAGATCCTCAACGTGACTTAGGATACCCTAACTTTACACAACCCCGGTGAGTGAGTTCCACCGGGGTTGTGTAAAGTAGTGGCATGACCAAATGCCTCCGATGTGACGCTGAGGTCCCTCCGCTTGTCGGCAAGGGACGACCGAAGATGTACTGCTCAGCAGACTGTGCTCGGGAGCGCCGCTTGACCCGGACCTGCCAGGTCTGCGGCGTGGAGTTCCCGAACAAGCAGGGCGGACCCCGGACCTGTTCCGAGGCGTGCCGCAAGGAATGGAAGCAGCGCCACCGCCGGGTCTGCAGCGTCGATGGCTGCCAAAGGGCCGAAGATGGAAGTCGCGGAATGTGCGGCATGCACGCTCGCCGCAAGCGGCTCACGGGATCGGTGGGGCCAGCAGGGTCTACCCGCGGCGGGATGTGCAGCGTCGAGGGCTGCGCCCGTCTGAACTACTCCAAGCAGCTCTGCAACATGCACTACTCCCGGCTGCGTCTCAAAGGCGAGGTCGGGCCTGCGGAGTCGCTCAAAGCCGGTCAGGGCTCGGGCAGCATGCATATGCGCTCGGGCTACCGCTATTTCTGCATATGGGAGAACGGCAAGCTCCGCCGCTACGCCGAGCACCGCTTGGTCATGGAGGAGCACCTCGGCCGACCCCTGTGGCCGGACGAGAACGTGCATCACAAGAACGGCGACCGCGGCGACAACCGCATCGAGAACCTCGAGCTGTGGTCGAAGATGCAGCCCGCCGGCCAGCGGATGAGCGACAAGCTGGCCTACGCCCGCGAGATCATCGAGCGTTACGGCGACCTCCCCGCTGAGGTCATCGCCTGATCTTCCGCTAGTCCCAGAGGCCCCCGCTACCAGCGTCATCGGTGCGGGGGTTTCGTCATGCCCGAGAGGTGAGCCCCTGTGGCTGAACGAAGGATTGTCCAGGCCCGAGAGGCTTTCTCGGGCAACGTGAAGGGTGCTCCCGTGAACGTCTCCGGGGGTGACTTGTTCTGGTCTGACGACCCGTTCCTGAAGGGTCGTCTGCACCTGTTCACCGAGCTGCGTGTGCGGGAGTCGGGTTCTCAGCCGTCCGCGCCCCCTGAGCCTGCTTCGGCCCCGAAGGTCGAGGAGACGGCTTCTGCCGAGCCGAACCAGCCGCGTCGGGTTGGTCGCCCGCGCACCGACAAGGAGTCCTGACATGCGTAGGTCGGTTTACACGTCGAACCGGGTGCGGTTGGGGCTTGCCCCGGCGACGATCGCGACGAACACCACCACCAGCGGCCTGACTGTGGATCTGAACAGCAGCAGCCAGTTCTTCAAGACGGCGATGCTCGCGTTCCGCACCGGCACCGTTACCGACGGGTCGTACCTGGTGACGATGGAGGAGTCCCCGAACGACTCCGACTGGACTGCTGTCGCCGCGGCGGACATCCAGGGGTCGATTTCGGCGATCACCAGCTCCGGTGGGTCGGACAAGATTTACGAGCTCGGCTACGTCGGTTCGATGCGGTATGTGCGGTGCAAGGTCGTCTCCTCTGCCACCACGTCCGGTGCCGCTGTGGCTGCGGTGTGGGTGCTGGGTCAGCCGAGCAGCAGCCCGATCACGCACACCCCGTAGTCCCTCGTCCTGACGCTGTTCCGTCCCCCGTCCCTGCTGGTGTGAGAGCGACGGGGGTGGAGCGGTGTTCGACGTTGGGGACATTGCGCAGTGGGATTTCGAGACCACTGTGGCGAGCAGCCGGGTTGATGCGACTGCGGTGACGGCGACGGTGACGAAGCCGGACGACACGACCGCGTCCGCAACGGTCACGCACGTCACGACCGGTCTGTATTCGGTCACGTATGTGACGACGATGGCCGGGCAGCACAGCATCCGCATCGTCGCCACCGGCACGCCGGCGAGGTCGACGGGGGATGTGTTCGCGGTCCGGTCGAACTCCCCGGTGGCGATCCTGTCGCTGTCGGACGCGCGGGATCACCTGAACATGGAGCCGGGTGACACGGTCGACGACGAGGAGCTCCGCGGGTTCATCGAAGCCGCCACTGTGGCGGTGGAGAACTACACCCACGAGGCGATCGCCCGACGTTCGGTCACGCAGGTTCGTGACGTGGCGTGGGGCTCCCAGGTCGCGTTGGGTGTCCGCCCTGTCCTGTCCGTCACGAGCATCGTGTCCACGGACGGGACGACCACCTGGGATCCGGACAACCTGGACCTCGACAACACGAGCGGGGTCTTGTCGTACCGCACCGGTGGCCTCCTCTGGGGCCGGGTGGTGGTGACGTTCGTCGCCGGCTACGAGGTGATCCCCGCGAACTACCTCCTCGCCGCGAAGATCATCGTGGGGCATCTGTGGGAGACGCAGCGGATGCCGACGATGGGTCGCTCCGCCCCCGGTTTCGGGGGTGAGGAGACCCCGTGGACCGCGGAGGGTGTCCGGTCCGGGTATGCGCTGCCGAACCGCGCTGTTGAGCTGTTGGGTCAGCGCCCGTCGATGGTGGTCTGATGCCGGCGAGTGCGATCCCCGGTGCGATCGACGCGCTGGTCACAGCGTTGAAGGCCGCGACGAACCCGCGTGACGTGCAAGTCCTCGACGGACCCCCGAACGTGGACCTCAAGGGTGACCTGATCGTCGTCGGGTTGAGCATCGACACCAGCGAGGTTGACGCCACCCACGAGATCGCAGGGTTGCAGTCGGGTCGCCAGGACTTCGACGTCATGTGCATGACCCGCAGCTGGTCGGGTAGCGGCGACATCGCTGCCCGCAGGGTCCGCGCGTTCGCGCTCCTGGACGCCGTCCAGGCGGTCCTCACCGATGACTTGACGCTCGGGGGGGCCGTGACCCGAGCGCGGTTCACGCAGGTCGCGTATGTGCCCGCTTTGACCGACCGGGGTCCGTTGGTGGAGATCCCGTTCGCCGTTCACATCGAAGCGTTCAACAGCACCCCTTAGTCCGGCGAGCTCACATCGGGCCGCCCCGTTTCAGGAGGTCCGATGGCGCTCGTCGCCGCCCAGCAAACAAGCACAGACGGTCTGATCGCCGCGACGTACAACGCTGCGACCACGGGTGGCGGGGACACGGTGGTCCCCGGCGTCGGCAAGTTCATTCACGTCAAGAACGGGTCCGGCGGCTCGCTGACCGTGACTCTCGTGACCCCTGAGACCAGGGACGGGAACGCGGTCGCGGACAAGACCGTCGCTCTCACCACCGGGCAGGAAGCGTTCATCGCCATCCCGGACAACAGCACGTACAAGTCCGCCACCACGGGGCTGGTGACGATCACCTGGTCGACCGTTTCGTCCGTCACCTTCGCGTTCGTCCAGGCGATCTGACATGTGGTTTTACCACGCGGACCTGGACCGGACGCTCGAGTTCCCGGACACCGCGCAGCCGATCATCGCCGCGTCCGGGTGGTTCCCCACCGACCCCCCCGCGCCCGTCGCAGTCGAGCTGAACGAACCGGCCGACCTGATCGACGAGGCCCCCGAGGTTGCCGCTCCCGAAGCGGACCAGGCCGACAAGGCCACACGCAAGTCCAAGTCCTCCGCTAGCCCCGTCAAGGAGTCCTGATGGCAACCCCAGCCCTCTCCGCGTCGACCAGGTTCTTCGGGCCGGCGACCACGAAGTGCTACTACGTGCCGACGATCGCCCTCGCGAACCACACCCCGACCCGCGCGGAGCTCAACGCCGGGACTGACCTCTCGGGTGAGGTCGGAGACTTCTCCGGGTGGACGGTGATGTCCGACCAGATCGAAACCCCGGACTACGCGACGCTGTTCACCAGCAAGATCGGTGGCCGGACGAACTCGCCGGACTCGCAGATCACGTTCTACGCCTCCAGCAACGGCACCGACATTCGGGCGCTTCTGCCGCGCGGCACCTCGGGGTACATCGCGTGGATGGACGGTGGCGACACCGCCGGCAACAAGATCGCCGTGTACCCGATCAAGGTGATCTCCTGCTCGCAGCTGCGGGCGACGGACAAGGACGCCGACCGGGTGAAGGTGGAGTTCTCGATCACCAGCCAGCCGGGTGAGCACCTGACCTGCCCGTCCTGACGTGAGTTTGCGGGACCGCCTGCTGGGTCGGAAGGCCCCGCAGGCCACGGTGCGGATCCGCGTCGAGTTCACCCCCGACGCGGACACCGCAGCCCAAGGGTTGCGGGACGCGGAGCAGGCGTTGCGGGTGGCGGAGGCCAGCGGCAGCACCGACCGGATGGAATCCGCCCGCGCCGCCGTCGACATCGCGCAGGCGGGGTTCGACCGGTACTGCGAGACCCTGACGCTGCACCCGTTGAGCCCCGCCGACCTCGAGGCGCTGTTGGATGCGCACCAACCCACCAGGGAGCAACGGGAACGCCACCCCGGCCTGAACTGGGGACCGTCGTTCATCCCCGCGCTGTTGGCGGCGTGTGTCGATGGGGACCTCACCGAAGACGACTGGGAAGTCCTCGCCAGCAAGGGCGACCAGTTGGCCTCCGGTGAGGTCAGCATGCTGTTCCAGACGGCGCTGGCGGTGAACGACCGGGGTCCGGAGTTGCAGGTGGGAAAAGGCTCGACGCAGACCCCCAGCTAGCGTTGGAGATGGGTGTCTGCGCGGAGTACCGGATCCCGCACAGCGTGTTCCTGCGGGACTGGACGCCGCAGGATCGGGACAAGGCGATTTGGTGGCAGGTTCGGAAGTCGCTGATGTGCCCGAGCTGCGGGACTCGTGACTCGGAGTGGGATGAGGCCGAGGGCGGTTCCCGGTACGCCTACAAGGCGGTGTTCACGCATTGCCGCGGGTGTGAGGTGAAGGCCCGTGGAGATGAGGAGTTGGAGTCCGCTCGGGGTGAGTTCCCGCGTGGCACGACGGTGGTTCT